TATGAGGATATGTTTAATAATTGTTTAACTGGTTATGTGGTTATTTCTGATAGTAGAAACTTAGTAGCAACATTACCTATTATTGGTGATGAATATGTTTATTTTAGCTATAAGACTCCAGACTTTCCAGAATCAGCTAGAATTAATAGAGCACTTAAGGTATTTTCAATCACTAATAGAAAAGTAGTAAGAGATACGAATACTACCTTATACACATTAGAACTATGTGCTCCAGAATTAGAAAGAGATAGTTCAACTCTCGTTTATGACTTATTTGATGTCGAAAGAGTAGCTCCAGATATTCCTGATAAAGTATTTAACAAATATCTTGCTGAGCCTCGAGTTGCTGTGGTCGATCAGAAAGCGTTAACATGGAGTTGGGGCAGTAAGAGTGAGATAAAATATAATACATTACCTACTGCAAATGGTGCTAAAGTTATAACACCTGGTTGGTCGCCTTTTAATTTAATTAATTGGGTAGCCTCTAAGTCTCTTCCTTCTGAACTTCCTGCATGTAATTTCTTATTTTATGAAACAAGCAGAGGTTATAATTTCTTTCAGGTTGAAAAATTAATTCAAAGTCAACTTGCAAAACCATTTGGACCTTATACGTATTACGGTACAGGAATTCCAGATAAAACAGTTAGCGACCTAATGTTAAGAGTGCAAGGGCTAGAATTTGAGATATCTAATGACTCACTATTTAATACTCACTCTGGTTATTATGCCAATCAATTAATTACGATCGATCTCTTTAAAAAGAAAGTTGAATATCAAAAATATGATCATGTAGAAAGTTTTCCAAAGTATACTCATACAAATGGTAATGAAAGTCGATTACCAACGTTTGGAAGTAATGTGAAAAGGTCTGCTGAAGTTTATACTAAAGTATATCCAGTGAATTCTAAGCTATTTCAAAAGAAAGAACCAAAGGCTGGTCAAAACATTAATCAAAATATGGCTAGTATATTTGGTAACAGACATTCTTCTTTACAAGACTTATCTAATTTAAAATTAAGAATAGTGATTCCAGGAAGAACAGACTTAGAAGTTGGAAAACTTATTAAATTAAGAATTCCAAATCTTGGACCAAGAGAAGAAGCAGATACTTCCAAAGATATGTTTGATACTCTTTATACAGGAAATTATTTGGTGACATCTATTAGACATAAAATTATTGCAGGTGAACATTCAATGGTTTGTGAGATTGTAACTGATTCGTTATTAACTACCATGGTGGTTGCATAAGATGAGTAAGCAAATATATCCTAAGTTTGATTGGTGGATTGGTGTTGTAGAAGATAGAATGGATCCTGAAAAGATGGGTCGTGTGAGAGTTCGTATCTACGGATATCATACTCCAGATAAATCTGTTCTTCCAACAAAAGATCTACCTTGGGCATTTCCAATCCAACCTATTACATCTGGTGCAATATCTGGAATAGGTTCTTCGCCGCTTGGTCCATTACCTGGAACATGGGTTATAGGATTTTTCCTTGATGGCGAAGACATGCAACAGCCGGCGTTCTTTGGAACGTTTGCTAGTAAGTTTACAGGATTCTTTTTTAAGACTGACGAATCACCAAAACCATCAGTTAATATGAATGATGGAATATTGAGAGATCCTAAAACAAATGAACCTATCTTAGATGCCGATGGCAACCCTCAACTAACTGCTATTCCACCTACACCGGGCTGGGAGTTAGGACAGACGTCTGAAAAGTATGAGAGTGGTGGCAGAGGACCAGGAACGATCAATAACTATAAGGCTTCCAATGATGCTGGAGGTGCTTCTTATGGAACCTATCAATTGGCATCATTCTTACCAGCAACTAGACCAGATGGAAAATCTAGATCAGCAACTTATGCAAAGGATTCTCCTGTATTAAAATACTTAGCAACATCTGGATATGGTTCCCAATTTTCAGGTCTAACTCCTGGAACTGATGCTTTTGATGCTAAGTGGAAAGAAATTGCTGCAAAAGATCCAGCTAACTTTAAAAAGAGTCAGCACGATTATATTCAAAGAGTATATTATGAGCCAATGGTTAGTAAGTTAAAATCAAAAGGTATACTAGATGCTAACAATCACGGACCAGCAGTTAAGGATCTAATTTGGAGTACAGCAGTACAGTTTGGACCTGGAGAAACTTCTTTGTTTGAGATTCCTCTTCAGGGTAAAAAAGAAAAGAATGATGAAGCTATTGTAAGATTAGTATCACAGTATAAGATATCACAAGCTCCTAATTATAGAGGGTTTGCTAGTGCTGGTTTAGTTGCATCAGTACAAAATAGATATAAGAATGAAGAAGCGGATTTAGTTAAACTTGCTTCCAATATAACTGGAGGTAACATAGGATAATGAGTAATACAGACATCAAACAAGTTGTACTTAACGATCTAGTTAATACAACAAAAGAGGCGTTATTAAGAACTTCATTAAACAATGTTCCTAACAATGTATTAAATCCTACTTTAAATAATGTTCTTACACCTATTGCCAATCAATTAGTAGATAATACAAATAGAACTCACTACTCTACTCTTAATACTACAGATACTCAGAGGCTAGGAACTTATAATCCTTTTGATCTTGTTAATAATAACTTAACACAAAATCAAATATCTAATAACTTACTTACATCCTATCCTTCTACAACGATTAATTCAATTAATCAAACTTATAGTGATATTGCAACAAGAAATTTACTTAATCAAATACCTAATGTATTTTCTAGAGGTGTAAGTGCTGATTCAATTAAGCAAGGGCTAACTAATGCCTTAAAAGGAACTCTTGCTGATTCACTAACTAAGATTACTGGAACATTTGTAAATGGTTTGTTTGGAAAATCAACTCCACAAAATACATTTATTAATTATAACACACTTCAAAATTTAGAAATTAACAATATTAATGATCTAAATGAAGTGAATAATCAATATGCACAAGGTGTTGTTAGCAAGTATCTTAATGTTGCTGAAAACTTTAATCCTGGCAATCAAGAAAATAAAAATAAACTCGCCAATCAAAACTTTGGATTTTATGATCCAACTGGAAATTATCCAGAAGAATCTTATAAAGATAAGAGTGAAGTTAACTTAGCTGCGCAAGGTGAAATTACACAACAAGTAAAGGATAGAGAAGCTGATAGGCCAGTAATTAATCAGGCTGGTGGCTCTAACTGGCAAGTGCCACCTCCAGCCTACAATGCAAAGTATCCTTATAATAAAGTTACACAAACAGAACGTGGCCATATCTTTGAAATTGACGATACACCAGGCTCTGAACGCTTGCTAGTATTACATAGAAATGGAACCTATGTAGAAATTAATGCATTTGGAACAATGGTAAGAAGAACAAAGGGTTCTGATTATACGATTGTTGATAGAAATGGTTATATTTCAATAGCAGGTAAATGTTCTGTGTCAGTTGGTGGTTCAACAAACATTTATGTTGGTAATGATGCAACAATTGAAGTTGGTGGAGATGTTGATCTAACATGTCATAATGATGTAGAGGCAAAAGCTGGTGGAAGAATGAAGTTATCTGGTGCTGAAGCAGTAGATATCAGAGGTAAGAATGTTTTCATTGAAGCTGACGAAAGTTTACACTTAAAAGGTGATAGTTCTGCTTTCTTATCAGCTCCTTCAGTACAAATGAAAGGTTCTAGTTCTTTTAGAATTGGATCACCTGGATTTAGAGCTGGTCCGATTAGTGTAACAGAAGCCTCTTCTTCTCAAGCTTCAGTACTTGGTGGAAGAAAGACAGCAACAGAAACTAATATTGCTGAATACGAACCCCCTTCTCCAAAAGATAGTATTGCAATAAAGTGCGAAGATGATGGCGCATCTGACGATGAAATCAGCGATCAACAAAAAGAACTAATTAGACAAGGCATCATTAAGGAAGAAGACTTAAGAAAACCTCCAGTAGAAGGAGACAAAGCATCAGTTCAATCAGGTAATAACAAAGAAATAGAAAAGTCTGGATTCTGTGATGGTTTAAAAGAAGCACCAGAATCGTTTAAACTTTCTCCAAACTTTACTTTGGGTATGCTTTCATCAAAGGCTCCTTGTTCACAGGACAAAGTTGTTGCACAAAAAGGGCTTTCTTATGGTGACATACTAAGTAACTTGGAAGTAGTAGCTAAAAACGTTTGTGAGCCAGTATTTAACTTATATCCTAATATGTTAGTTACTTCAGGATTTAGAAGTGAACAGAATTGTACTGCAACCTCACAACACGGTAAAGGTCAAGCAGTCGACATTCAGATTAGAGGAATTTCAAAGAGCGAATATTTTAACATTGCAAAAACACTTGCGCAGGCTCTAAATTATGATCAGTTCTTATTAGAATATTCTAACTACACTAATAATCCTTGGATTCATATCTCGTTTGCGCCTGGAAGCAATAGAAAACAAGTGATGACATTTTGGAATAATAAGAAACATGCAGACGGATTGGTTAATCTTGCGTAATAAATATTAAGATGTCTACCACAATAAACAGAAAAACAAGAGAATACACCGATCTTGATTTTGCCTTTACAAAGTCAATTTCTGGTGATGTTGCCATCAAATCTGATGAGAATGCAATCAAAGCAGCTCTCAAGAATCTAATATTGACTATAAATTATGAAAGACCATTTCATCCAGAAATAGGATGTCAGATCAATAACTTATTATTTGAACCATTTGATCCAATCACAGAAGCAGTGATGGAACAAACAATTTATGATGTTGTAAGTAGATTTGAACCTCGTGTTACTTTATTAAAGGTGAAGGTGTCAAGTACAGTAGACTCAAATGGTGTTGAAGTCTCTGTGACATTTAAGGTAAAAAACAATCCAACACCAATTAATCTTATTACAATATTAAGTAGAGTTCGATAATGTCAAATATTAGAGTCACAGAACTTGATTTTGACGAAATCAAGAAAAATTTAAAAGAATATCTAAAGACACAAACAACCTTCAATAGTTATGACTATGAGGGTTCTGCACTTTCTGTCTTACTTGATATTCTTTCTTATAATACTCACTATAATGCATTCTTGGCTAATATGCTAGCTAATGAAATGTTCTTAGATAGTGCAGTCAAAAGAGCTTCGATCGTATCCCTTGCAAAACATCTAGGTTATACACCAAGATCTGCAAGAGGGGCAATCGGTAATATCTCTTTTAGTGTAACACTCGATACTCCTACTAATACGTATATTAGTTTGCCAAAGAATACTGTATTTACTACAAGTATTGGTGGCAATTCTCTATCTTTTTATAATTCAGAAGAGGTAGTTGGCGAAAGAAATCAAAGTACCTATAATTTTATTAGTGTTCCTATCAAAGAAGGTACTGTCTTAAATTATGATTTCACTGTGGTTAGTCCAGGACCAGCTGAAAAGTATACTATTCCTAATATTAACGTTGATACTACTTCGTTAGTTGTTACTGTACAAAATTCAACTAGCGATTCTACAACTTACTACTATCAACATGCATTAGATGTTTCATCAGTAAATGATACTTCAAGAGTATATTTCTTAGACGAAAACAAACAAGGATTATATGAAATATATTTTGGTGATGGAGTATTTGGCAAGAAGTTAGTAGCTGGAAATATTGTAAGAGTATCTTATGCAATATGCAATGGATCACTTGGAAACTCTACTGAAACAGAAGATATTACTTTTTCACTATCCTCTATTGCTGGAGTTGGAACAGTAGCGATAGATTCTGGCAGTCTAGTGATTAATACAAGACCTTCAAATGGTGCTGATGTCGAGGGTGTAGATAGTATTAAGTTTAATGCACCAAAGTTTAGATCTTCCCAAAATAGAGCTGTTACTGCAAATGATTATGCTGCTGTAATTAAGGCATCTAATCCTAATATTGAAAGTATAGCAGTATGGGGTGGTGAAGAAAATAATCCACCAACATATGGTAAAGTGTTTATTGCAATTAAACCTACTTCTGGTTACATTATTACTGATTCTGTTAAAGACTTTATTAAGACAAGTGTTCTTAAAGAAAAGAAAGTGATGTCGATTATTCCAGAATTGGTAGATCCAGACTATCTCTATGTTAACTTAAATGTTGACATCACTTATGACAAACTAATTACATCATTAAATGCTGCAAAGATTCAATCTCTAGCAACTGGTGCAATTCAAGTATACTTTGATAATGAATTAGAAAAGTTTAATAAGCCATTATCATTTTCTAAGTTATTGAATACGATTGATACAGTTAATACTTCAATCACTAGCACGATTATGTCTGTTGGTTTGCAAAGAAGAGTAACAGTTACTTTAAATAACAATAATCAGTTTATAGATTCTAATAACATTAAGTTTTATAATAGAATCCATCCAAATACTGTAAAGTCATCTTACTTCTTTGTTCAATATGCAGGTGTATCTACCAAAGTTTATTTAAGAGATCAAGCTTCATCAAATCCTCCTAATTATGATGGCAAGGGTTTGATTTATCTTGTAAGACAATCTGATGATGTAGTATTAAATGATCAGTATGGCGAAGTAAATTATAGAACTGGTGATATAGAAATTCCAGAATTAATTCCAACTGGATTACCAACAGGTGCAACTGATATTCGAATTAACTTATCAGTTCAACGAGCTTCTTATAATTTAGCTACACAAAAGAATCTAATTCTTACTTTAGATAATACAGATACTGATATCGATAAGGGTAGAACTTCTGGTCTAGTTGTTAACGTCACTGCAGAATCATAACATGTCATTAGACTTTAAAGTATCGAGTATAATCTCTGAACAGCTTCCAGAGTTTGTTCAGAGCAATTATCCTAATTTTATTTCATTTTTAGAAAACTATTACGAATACATTGAACGTGTAGGTGAACCTACCGAAATTATTCAAAACTTATCAAAATACAATGACATTGATCTTACTCAAGATGCTTGGATAACTTATTTTCTCAAGTATTATGCTGAAGATATACCAAAGAATAAAAGATTAGATGATAAGGTATTAGTAAAAACTCTTACTGAACTTTATAATAGAAAAGGATCTGAAAAAGCTATTAAGATGCTTTTCAGAGTTCTGTATGGAATAGGTACCGAGGTTCAATATCCATTTGAATTTGTATTGAGATCATCTGGAGGACAGTGGAGATCACCAGTATCGCTAAAGATAAGATCGGGTGTTGGAGACTTCACTAAACTTGTAGGAACAACAATAACTGGTGATATATCTGGTGCTACAGGTTATGTGGTAGACATTATTAAGTATGTTCTTAATGGTGAAATGATTCATGAATTGTTCCTTGATAGAAAATCATTAACTGGAACCTTTCAATCATTTGAAACGATTACAGGTTCTTATTCTTCATTAAATAGTTCAGTTTTAATAGAAAATATTTACTTGGATATTTTTGATAGAGAGCCAACAG